TGTAAAGTTAAGAAAACATTCTAAATAAAGTGGAAGCCACCAGTGAAGCTTGGATCTGTGGGCCAGGTTCGCTGTCGTGCGCTTTCGTCTCTACTAGTGAGGATGAAATTTTGTTGAAAAGTCGAATAGAAGGAGGGGAAAAACGTTGGAAGTTCTTGACCGTAAAGGTACAAGTACTTGTTTTTCTCTAGTCTTCCTAGGTCTTCTCGCTCTACTTTCAATTGGATAGTGATGAAGTCGTAAACGTCTCTGCATGTTGAGTAAACGTTTTCGTTGCATCCCATCGCTGCCATAGCAATTCCAAGTGCCGAAGAAGCAGTAGCTCCAAGGGTTTGGGATCGCTCGGGAAAGAGGAGGTGTGAGAGTAGATCAACATCTGTTCGCCAGGAAATACCATTCGTGTTATAGTATCCGAGAACGTAGACGTTGTCTAGTGTGCCATGTATATCCGATTTATCAACTGAGAGCTTAGCGTTGAAGCGCTTTGCTGCTATGATTGACATCTTGTCTAAGAATCGTTTTCCGTAGATACGGTAGACTGACTCTGAAAAACAGATGATCGAATCGTCACCCTGTAACTTAATAAAGAATCTTGATGAATCGATGTCGATTCCAAGTTCCGAAAGTGTGGTCAATAACATAATTCCATTTACCCATGAATCTAAGAGTTGAGTCTCTTGAAATCCTGAGGCAATGCCGTTGCGTGTCCATTGGTATAGACCGTCTTGAGTGGCAATTGGATAATGTTTGACGTTGTAGGTGAACCAGTCCCATAGACTCGTGAGTCGAGCTGGGTCGGTAGTGGCGTCGGGATAGAAGTTAGTTGGTTGGTATGAACCAGACCAATCGTAGAACTGAAACCAGGTTTGGTGAACGTCATCGATAATATCATGAAGTGCTCGTCGGTCGAATTGAGACCAGTCGGCAGAGATAACAGTGTTGAACTGATTCTTTGTCTTCTTGATGATTAAGGAGCGTAGTCTTTTCCATCCACCTTTCATGATTTCGCATCCCCACATCATAGGTGAGTTAGCGGGATCACGATTAAGTAGATCAGCCTGCATAGGCCAGATGAACATATTCTCTATCATGAGTAGAAGTTTTGGGACTCCAAATACTGCTCGTATCTTGTCGTCGTCTTGTGGACCGACAACGTGGGCACGTGCGTGTAGTGATACCCAATAGTAGGGGATCGGGGTTCCGTCTTCTTCGAAAAAAGCTTGGTCTCGTCGTTTGATGAGATGAGCTAGAGTTCGATTTTTGACAAAGAGTTCATCGAAAAGGTTGTGAAATGTTGGTACAGTATCATTGACTTCTTTCCG